TGTAACTGCAATTTCGATTATGGTAGCCAATTTCCATTTGGCACCAGACACGAAAACGCAAACTCGCGCTTACCTCGTGGTAGCGATTATCTTGATCGTTATCTGTTCTTTCGTGTACCTCGATTAGGAGATCCGTATGGACCCTGTTGACGTTGTTTACCGCGTATGCGGAGATTACGTTATAGACGCCCTTCCGGAATCGTCTGAATACCGTGCTAGAATCCTTGGATGGATTCGTGCACGTGATGTCAGTCGATTGGCTAACTCCACGTCACTCCTCGGCGGCACATTGCAGTGCGTCGAGTCCTTTCGCGTTTTGCGTCAAGTCGAGGCATTCTTTAAGAAGAACCGCCTCTTCAGCGACGACGTTCGCTGTCTGGCACAAGCAATCGACGGGTTTAAAGCCGCCGAACGCGTGTGTGCAGAGACGAACGCCCGCCTTGAAATGTTTCATGCGGATCCGGAGTCATATCCGGAATTCCGTGGTCACATTCAAAGCATGCGGACCTTCCTGGCCCGCGTTATGGGAAGCGAAAGGAGACTTTTGAAGGATTTCCCTTCATACGTCAGAGTAACATCCGGTGCTACATCCACAAGACCGCGTAGCCAGTCTCATCCTCGGTTAAAAGTGAGGAAGAGGCTAGTTGCGCCGGTTGGTTGCTGGCCATACTTAGCATCCTTAGCCCATCTCTGGGGTTATGGAGAACTAACGTTGAAGCCTACCAACCTTAATCGAGTGGAGTTCGTTCCGAAGAACTGGAAGACCCATAGGACTATCGCTTGTGAACCGGATGGGGCACTGCCCCTCCAACTTGCTTGCGATCAGTACCTCAAAGAACGACTCTGGCAACGTGCCGGAATCAATCTATGGGACCAGTCTCGAAATCAGCTACTGGCAAAGGATGGTTCGATTGACGGTTGTTTTGCAACCATCGACCTTCAAGCTGCCAGCGATACTGTCGCGTATAATACTGTTCTAACCCTCTTACCAGAGGGCTGGTTCAGCTTACTCGACAGTTTTCGAAGCTCCTTCTATAGGCTGCAAGGTGAACCACCGGAGAAATACCAAAAGTTCTCTTCGATGGGAAACGGCGCAACCTTCGTGTTGGAGACGCTGATTTTCGCTGCTGCATGTAACGCTGTAAGCCATGGCATATACTCCGTCTACGGTGATGATATTATCATCGGGGCCGAGGACGTGCCAGAGCTCACTTCGTTGTTGCAGTTTCTCGGTTTCACCATTAACCAAGAGAAGTCTTTCACACAGGGTCC